ACACGATCTGCTTCTTGGAATTTATTAAATCCTGATGTTTGCAAGATGCTTTGGAGTTCTTGCAAGTTTTTGGTTGCTAGATCGGAAGACTTAACTGTTGGCGTTAATGTTCCCGGATCAAGACCAAGCTTTTGCTCTAAAGCTGTTGCATATCGTGGGTTCTCTAACGCTTGATAAATCCCTGAGCTACCTAAAATGTCATAAGCCTGAGCGGGCAGGATATCTGTACCAGTCGCTCCAGATACCAAAGCAGATCGTAAAGTTTGGGGAGTCAATGCCCCAGACCGAAGCTGTTCAGTGTAATAAGATGGCCCAGTATCCGTTGCAGGAATGTCCCGACCAAGCACGGTCTTGTATGCTGAGCTAATCAGTTCCGGTATGCCAGCCTCATAAAATCTTTTGTACTCGTCTGCGGTTATGCCATCTGATCCAATTTCTTTTTGCCAGTAATTAAACCCAGTCGTATCTGGTTGTTGTCCGGCTAACGGGTCACGGCCAAGCACCGATGTGTACAAACCAGCAACATCAGTTGGAAGATTTGTTGGTACTGCGATGTTTAAAGGGGTTGCAGATGGTAATGCGGCAATACCGGCAGGGGTTGTGGCTGGTGCTGTTGGAGTTGCGGCTGGCGCAAAGTAAGCTTGCTGTTGACCTTGGTTGTACGCAGCCAAGGCATCCATAATGTTGGAATAGCCTTGTGCTTGTAACCCCGGTAATGCTTCTTCAAATGACGCCATGCTCAATCCCAAAGATTGGTTTCACTACGGAATGCGCACGGCTAGGGGAGGCCGGAATTAACCCTAGAAATTGGTCGGGATTATAGCTCTGTGTCATGTCCGAGTCAATAGACCAATATGGATACAGAACCGACAGCGCCGACTCCAGCTACCCCTACCAGAGCCACCTGAGTTTTCGGCGGGAATGGTGCGGATACATAGGAAATATCGCCAATTGAAGCCGGAACAGCTGGATGTGCGTATGGAGTGGTTTGAGCTGGGAGATATTCTATGTAGACCCCATCTACCGGGCCAGTCGTGCTGTATGCCTTATCGGTTGCCCACCACAAACCGACAGACTGCCCAGCCTGAATATCAAAAACAATTGTTGATCCCGCCAAGAGATAAGACGGAACTCCTGCGCTTTTCCTGGCTGGCAAGGTGTACTTGACCGCCGACTTGACTACATCCGTTCCATTAACTCTTATCCAAATAACTACATCGTGAGCAGCGTTGTCAGTATTAGCAAACTGAAGACCGTAAGTAATCTTGTACACCCCGTTGTAAGTAGGGGTGGCTGTATAGTCATTGTTAAGGGTAAACCCTAATATTTCGTCTGCGGTATCCCACTGAACGATGGTCGGCGTGTCATCTGCCGTGGCGTACTGATCAGCGTTGCCACTAGCGCCAATATGGGGGAAATTTAGCTGTCTGCCAGATCCGGTAAACAAGCTGGCATTTACGTTTGAGCCGGTTACATTATTAGCCAATACGTCTTGGGCCTGGACTCCCCCGGCGTACAAGGTTTGCAGGTAGGCAAGAGCCGCCACTACTTGCCCGGCGTTGACCAGGTCTAGGTTAGCCGTATCACCGTTAAAGTTACCCCCATTGAACTCCCCGGCGTTAAGCTCTGGGAAGTAGCCGCCGTTATTGAGCAGCTCCAGGATCTGGTCGATTAGGTTGTCATTGAGGTTGAAGTACAGGCGCAGGATACGGCTGTACCCGTCCATGAATGTGGCATTGAACTCCGTAACTGGTGCATACGGTAGCGCTGGTGCAACATAGGTCTTCTCGATTGTCATCTACTACCCCAGTGCAATCGCTCTAGCTCTTTGCGGGCCTGGGCAGCTTCTTCTGCTGTGTTGCACAATTTTGAATAGTAAGATTTTTTGTTTACCGTTATTTTGGCTAAAAATCTTTTACCAACAGCCGACACCCCAATATATCCGGTAGTGCTGTTAGCGCGAAGCCTTACGTTTCTATTTTGGGTTTGAACGCCAGCCCACCGGCAATTTCCAGGCTCATAGTTTCCATAAGTATCAATTCGATCCAAAGTTTCGTCGCCATTTGGCTCGCCCATATCAGCAACAAATTTCTTGTAATCCATCCATTCCTGACAAACAGAAACTCCCTTGCCACCATAGCGCGGATAATCTTTATCTGTTGGAACTGTGCATCGTCTAATCATTGCTCGCCACGTATTGTAAGAACCTTTTCCTGTACCACCATGTTTAAGGTTTGGGACAACACAACCACAAGATGTTGTATTGCCAGTAACCAAACTCCCTGAAACTACAACAGTTTCATTTCCGCATTCACAACGACACCGCCATAAAACCTTTTTTAACCTATCACGACCTGCCTGCTCAATTACGATTAACTTCCCAAACACCTGCCCAGTTCTATCTATGAGTTTCATAAAAGGCTCCTTTAAAGAAGCCCTTAGTATATCACCATAAGTTAGGATGGGATGTCATCTCCTCCCATCAGGACGAATATCGATTCGGGGTGCGCCAAGCTGCCAGGTGGTATTCAGATCACTGGAAGATACTTTGAAGATCATCTGCCGGGCGCGGACCCGGGTGTAGATGATGTTAGTGAACGCTTCAATTGGCACCGTAGCCGTCCTGGTTACCGTGGCAAAGTTGGTGCCTCCGGCGGATGCTGGGCTGGTAAAGCCTGATCCTGAACCCTTCATAGGCTGGAGCGTGAATACCGCCTGTGGGTTGGAGGCACTAGACCCTTCAAAGGTGATGTCCGGCAGCATCCTCCAGATAAAGCCAAAGTTATGGCCATCGTCAATGTCAAACTCTGAGGAGGAGATATAGGCCTCGATAGCCGCCGGTGTACCGGTTTCGTTGTCATTAACACCAAACTCGTGATAGACCAGGTTATTAGTGTAAGTGGCCGCTATCGGGTAGTCCTGTAGGCCGCTATCTAGCCATGCCGTCCTGGCCAGAGTTCCGTAGTACCAGGCTTTTTCAAGGTAGTTATAGATCACATACTGGTCAATGGTGCTAGATCCAGCGGTGGGGTAGAACCACCAAACCTCTGTAAATCCCTCACTTGTCCCAGCAAAAATTTGATCAGTCTGCTGAAGGTTAATGTCATTAAAGATGAACCGGCGCAGATCGCATGGCAGAGTCTGAACCCGGCCATCGTAGTAGTAGAACTTGTCGATACCCATCCAGTAAACAATACCGGAGGCAAAAGCCACGGCATTTGGGCTTTGGATGGAGATGTTATCTGCCAGAAGCGTGGCTCCCCAAACACCGCCTTGTGGGCCAAGGTATTGAAGAGAGTAAAAAGCAGAGTCAGTAATTACGATGATCTCTTGCCGGGACTGGATTACGGCAACAATTGTTGATCCACTGGAAAGTCTTAGACTGCCAGCCTGATTGGTAGCACTTGGCGTCCAATTTACCGCCGACTCCTGATCTGACCACCGAATCAGCATTGGGTCTAGGGTTCCAGAGCCGATGTCGTTTGCTCCAAAAGCCATAGCAAATCGGTAAACGTCGGATACAAATACCTTATTTACCGTAGTCGGAACCCCAGAAGCCCCTCCAAGACTGGACAAAAGCACACCCCGATTGCTAGTTCCAGAGGATGAATCCCAGTAATAAATCTGGCTTCCACGGTTAGCAAAAATTAGATCTTCACCAAAGTTAGCCTGACTCCAGAGACGGATCAGCTCGGGCGTCGTGCCGCCTTGACCCCAGTTTCCTTGGCCCCATGAGCCTGCGCCCCACCCTGTAAACGGAACCTGTGTTGCAGCGCCCACATGAATTTCATAAGCACCAACCACAGATGCCCCACCGTTTCCAGAATCATTCGCATTCGCAGTTACAGCCGCTCCTGTCGTTGGGTTCTTGGCTACGATGGTGTAGGTATTGGCAGTCAGAACCTGGGCAATCTGGTAGTTCTGCTCAAGGACTGCCTCGGTGATATTTCCCCCGACCCCAAGGCCGTTGGCATCTACCCCAGAGAAAGTCACAAAATCGCCTGTATAGGCTCCGTGGTTGTTGTCCGTAACTGTGATGGTCGAGCTGCCATTAGAGGCTGCAAAGGTCACCTCGCCAGCCGCAGTAGTGGATCGGATGGGGGTGATGTCATAGTAGGCAGCGCCTTGCTCTATGTAGAACTTAAGGTTAGTACCCACTCCGATCAGGTTTGCCCCTCCCAGGGTCACCCAGTTCCACAGCGACCGGCACACCCCCAGGAATCGGCTACTGGAGATCTGCGCCCACCCACCAATCTTCTCAGGGCTACCCTGACGGAAACGGACTTTGTCGCATTCGTACCAGCCACCTTCGGTGGTATACCGGGTGTTTTCTTTGTTCACACCTGGTTTAAACAGTATCTTTTTTAACATGTTATCATCCTGCCATTAACAAGGAGATCACTATGTATGTTTATATTTGGAAAACACCAGACGCAATTCCGTTTTACGTTGGATTTTCTAAAAGCCGTCACCGCACCAATCCCAATAATGGCGGCGGAAGAAATTGGCTTACCAAACAAAAACTTAGTGAAATTGGGTGTCATAACGTAATTGTTGAAATTCGTCCAGTTGAGTCAATTGTGGCCGGGAGAGCGCTAGAGCGCAATCTCATAGCAGAACTTGGTCGAATACAGACGGGAACTGGCACTTTAACCAATCTTCGTGAAGGCGGAGAAGGCACCTCATCGCCGTCCCCAGAGCATCGTGAAAAGTTGCGCCAACTTCTTTTTGACCCATCACATCCTGCGCACAGTCCAGAATCCCGTGCCAAACTTAAAAAACGTATGCAAGATCCTGATGTCAAAGCAAAATTTACGGGGGATGCAAATCCATCAAAGCGCCCAGAAGTGCGAGCCAAGCTCAAAGCCAAGTGGGCAAATCCTGATTTTAGAGCCGCAATGAAACTTGCAAGGACTGGGGTTAAACGAACTTTGTCTGAAGAAAATAAACAAAAATTACGAGACAGGTTAGCGGCCAATCCAAACATGTCAGGATGGTCAAGTCGCAATGGAAAAGACCTAGACTTTGAGGCTAAAAGAATAGATGGGATTCGTAAGGCCCAAGCAAAAAGAGTTGAAAAAATGTCTGATCCAGTTGCCTTGGCCCAGCGCAAAGAACGCCTTAAACAAACAATGAACTCTGAAGAATTTAAATCCAAACGATCCCAGTGGGATACCCCAGAATACCGAGCCAAGTTATCAGCGGCAAAGAAAGCATACTGGGAAAAAAGACGATCCATGATCAGCTCATAAATAAAGCAATTTCGGCCCTGCGGCGGCGCGTCAATCCCTTTTCAAAAGCACTGCCCGGATTTACGTACATCATAAACCCCTCGGCAATTCTTTCCAACGGCTCATCCCTGACTATTCGCTGGCGAAGGGTAGACCTCTGAAACCCACCTACACCGATGTTGTAGCTAAGAGCGACACAAGCGTCAAACAAGCCTTGACGCCCAGATAAATTAGGGGCAAGTCGAAGAACACCGCGCTCAAAACTGACGAGGAGATTCTTGAAACGTTCCTCCAGTTCTGGCTTTGACCATAGACGATTGTGTTCTGGTGCAAGGGGGAACTCCTTTCTGATCATTCCGGTATAGCCTTCTTTGCGAATCACTGGCAGGCGAATCTGTTCCTGATGCAGCACCTCACCCCAGCCCACAGTCCATATTGATGCAGGACACAAATAGGGCCGGTCACGATACCCCTCAAACTGGTGCATTACGTGGATGCCTGCCTCGGATGTTTTCATTTCTTAAAGGACTGGCTTCCAAACCAAAACGCAATCACGCTTGAAAAGATGATGGCCGAGTCCTCATCCCAGAGGATTGCCATAGCCTGATCAAACGGCACCCCGGTCTTCCAGGCGTAGAAGAAGCCAAAGATGTTCACAAATAAGAGCATGGAGAACATGCCGTAGGTAATGACCGGACGGACAGAAGCTCGCATATTGACCACCCACTGGGACGCACCCTTACCGATCTCGATGTCGTGGGCATACAAAGCCTGGCGCTCCTGAACGGCGGTCTGCATGGCGACCTGGTCAGTCCGTATCTCCTCAACCCGGGCCTGGGCGGCAAAGCCTTTCTCCAGCATCTGAAGCTCCCGCTCCGTCTGCATCTTGGCAAGCTCTAGCTCATGGGCCTTATCCGACCGATCCTGGAAGAAGTCCAAGACCTTGGGCAGACCGCCCATCAGGAATGAAACGAGGGTAGAAAGCAGGGTAATCATCGCTTAGACCTTTCTTCAAGGAGTTTTAAACGGACCTGAAGGTCGTGAATATCTTTGTAAATCTCTTCTTTGAGCTTGTGCCGGGCTTCGGCTGAAATTGGGGAATCAGTTGGGGTGCCGCTGGGGGTAATCAGGGCTGGCATCTTAGACTTGATGTCTACCAGATCGTGTTGGATGTTAGTTACGGCGCTGATCATCCAAGTAATTGCAGCCACAATCACCGGAAACGCCATCTGAATTACTTTTGTCCAGTCCATCACCACACCTTTGTCATCTTAAGAACCGCATAAATAATCAAAGACAAAACCCCCAGCACCAGCCATTCGTTCCGTGTTGCCTGTCGGTCAGAGTCGTACTCCTTTTGCAACTCCTTGCGCTCCTTCCGAAGCTTGACTTCTAATGCCTGAACCTCATCTATCGCCCGCTTACCAAACTCTTTCTCAATCTGTTTAAAGGCGTCCTCTTTGTTGCGCCGCAGGTTGTACAGCACCCGATATTCGTTGATGGCGTCCACATACATCATGTCGCCCCGGCGTTGAACTTCCTGTTGTTTCCTGCGCCACGCCACACGGGCGCGAGCTTCTTCGTCCAGAAAAGCATTGACTTCTTTGGCTGTCTCTTTGATGTCCCGTCCGGCTTTGATCGCCTCGCGGATTCCACCTAAAGCGGTTTGAACGACCTTGGATGGGTCGGCTGGATCTGGCAATGACATCTACTGCCCCCATGCGACTATTAGCAAGGAACATACCAGAGACACCCCAAAAAGCAATAGCCCGAAGGTTGGGGCTATTTGAGCTTTGACAGGGTCTGAGCTAGCCGCGCTCTTTGTCCTAATTTGCCTGGTTTCTTGGCTGCGGCTGCGAGCTTTTTTGCGGGGATCTTTTCCCCTTTCTTTACACCAAGCGAGCTTCGTAAAGCGCCTGGCTTTTTGATGGCTGACTGAATCCATTTCTCACCTACCTTGCCACCCTTTTTTGCAATGACGCCACGACCTTTAAGCACATCAGCTTTGGTCACTTGGCCGTCGCCTGTTAAATCTGGAAAGTCTTTAGCCATGACTACCATCCTTCCACTCTATTAATTTCAACAATGTCCACACCGGGGTGAAACGTCATTTGACCTATACATGCAATGTTCCAGTCTGGCCCGGTCTGCTCACTCCAGCTATAGGTATTAATTCGCACATGCCTGGCTAATATCTCGTTACCGTTTTCAAACACTCGCCACACATGTTCTTCACTTCCTCGGCCCGGCTCGCCTTTTGATTTATTAAACCGGATTAGATATTTGTTCATTCAGGTCGGGTCGGCCATAACACTTCATTTGGATAGTTAGGTTGTAGCGGGATGTTTTGCAATTTCTTTTGATATTCAACCCACGCCTGCCACTGAGCTTTGCTTAATGTTGCCGTGTTTGCAATTGCTGCACTTGCTTCATCAAACCGAACTTTAATTTGTTCATCAACATTGTTTTGTAACGCACTTGACGGGTCTGGCGCGTCTACTTCAACCCAACAGCGATCCGTAATACCCAGCCATGACAAATCTCCCAAACGATCTTTTACACCTTCCATGCCAAATATTGGACCCCAGTTTTCCGGTAGTGGTTGTAGGCCACCAATATTTTCACCGGTTTGCGGATTTTTTAGTTGCCACAGTTTCATTTGATACCTCGTTGTCTGCTTGTTGTTTCAGTTTCTCTTGACGTTTTATCTCTCGTTCACCGCTTCCTCCGGTGCCACCCGCCATATAAATTATGTTTTGATCTTCATCTAATGCTAATTTGTTGTGCAGAAGTCCATCTTCTTTGCCAACCATTAAATTTGGTGCGCCCTCTAAAAAATCTTTCTGAGTAGTTATTTCACTTAAATCATCTTCATTTGCATAATTTTTTGTATTGGCAAGTATTTCCATAATACGTTTTGCTTCTTCATCGTCATACCCAGATGCACCAAGTTGTTGAAACACTGCCATATCATTTGGAAACGGAGGATGCCCATTAAGATGATTTTTTTCAGCTTCTGATACACGCCAGTCTCGCCAACTAGAAAAATCTTTACGGGGTGTTATTTGAGCATTGCAACCAACATTAGCAGCTAATTGATGTATTAACTCAATAACTTCTACTGGCTGCATAAGACACCACAAATGTCGCCCACCATCCCCACGCATCATAAGTTCTGTGGTTCCACCAAACGCTGTACCAACCATCATAGATCTAGCTCGGTTGTAATTACTTTCCCGGTTTTCTAAATCCATTTTGGCTTCAAATTCACGCAACTGCTCAGCATGCTTTACTGCTATTGCATTTTCAGTAGCTTGAATTTTTTTAACAGCTTCACGTTTTTTCATTGCGGGTTCCATGAAATAACAATTTGACCACCAGGCGATGCAACTGTAATTGGGTATGAACCACCAGGAGTTACTGGTAGGCAATTAACTGTCGATGGTGTAGCAGCAGATCCTGAAGGTGTTGGCGATGTTCCACCAGCTCCACCAGCTCCTCCTCTTCCACCTCCTCCTCCCCCGCCAGACACGGTCCATGAATTAAACGGGGCAGGAGTGCAAGGGAAAGAATATCCACTACCACCAGCTCCACCGGATCTATAAATTTGAGGAAAAGTTGGATTTCCTGGAGCTGGATTTCCTCCATATGGGTTAAACGAAAACGGTCCTGGCCTACGACAATTGTACGGAGGGGCAAATGGAAATATACAATAAGACACAACATTTATAGATCTACCGGCTTGTGTGTTAAGTGCAGGCCACGGACCGTTTACATTGCTACCTATGCTTGATCCTCCAGTAGTGTTTACTGGAAACGCTGGTGTATATGCAGGAAGCAATGGCGCGCTACTGCAAGACCATGTACCACCTGCGGCACCTAAATAATTATTACACGGTGCAGCTGGAGGAAAATTCGATGCTGATGGTCCACTTGTTCCATCATTTGTAACTCCTGCGCCTCCACCGCCTGTACCACCTTTTACCCTCCAACAAGTCATATTAGGGTACGAAGTGCGTTGAAAATTGGCGCCGGATCCACCATTTCCTCCGCCACTTCCACCCGATCCACCACTACTCGCTCCAGCACTAGATCCCGCACCGCCACCACCGCTATTTCCAGCATTTCCAGCCGCTCCAGCAACTCCAGCGTTTCCTCCAGCACCCCCATTAAATGTTTGAGATAAACCACTTGATGCGTTTCCAGTATTACCTGGATTGCCAGCATTTCCAGCATTGCCAGCATTTCCCGAAGCTCCTGAGCTTCCAGGATTTCCGGCGGTTTGGCATGGTCCATTCCCCTGATTACCACCAACAGTAAAATATGGTGCAGAAGGAGGAGGACTCCCTCCAAATACAGTTATATAACCTCCACACGGATCTGTGCCTTTCCAAGCACCACCACCACGATTTCCACATCTAAATTGATTAGTATTTCCGTCTTGCCGTGCTGCTCCTGAACCGCCTCCACCTCCACCAGTTCCAGGATTTCCTGGATTTCCAGAATTCCCAGCGTTACCAGGATTACCGGTTCCGCCTTTGCCGGTAATGCTTACTTTCTTAACTCCAGGGGGAACAGTAAATGTACCACTCGCATTAAAGGTTTGCGTACCGCCAGGAACTAACCCAGCCCCAAGAACACCAATTTTTGCTGATCCAATAGGCATTTTTACCTCCTACTTTTAAGCCCCAAGCTTGGGCGCTTATCAAATTTATGGTCGGCGTTGGGGCCGTCCTGTTTAACGTAATGCAACATAAACTGCACATTTACTTCTGTTTCTGTAGCCGGTGTACGCCAGTGTTTAATTTGGCACCCATGATAAATACAAGCATCGCCAGGTTCAAGAACATGTTCCGATGGCTCTGACCCAGGAGCTTGCATCCAAATAGGCCAAGGCTTTCCAACAGTTGCTATATGACAAGTTACTGAAATTTCACATGCCGGTCGGTCAGTATGCGGTTTAAGCTCGTCACCTTTGGTGTAGACCCTGGTAAATGAATATGACGGGAATAGCTTATACCCAGTAATTTCTTCCATCTCAGAAAGAGAGTTAACCAAAACCGTTTCAATTAGCGGATCTGCGTACCACGAAATCTTGCTGCTATCACCATCTCGACCACCTTGATTGTTTTCAGGATAACGCTTTAATGAGTTTTCAAGATACCGGGAAATAGTTGATACCGATTGTGGATCAATAAACCCACGGACAATTGTGTAACCTTTGTTTTGAAACTCTTCAGTTCTAGTCATAATAAAACCATCCTGTAACAATGTATTTGTATTTATCTGTTAACACAGGGTTTCCGCGATGCGCATGTGTATATGAAGCAGGCCACAACAACATCAAGTTCTCTTCTGGTTTAACTCTGGTTCTTTGATACAAAAATTCAGTTTCCCCACCGTCATTATCTTCAAATGAGTTTAAATACACCATATAAACCAAAACTCGATTAGCTTGTGTACCCGGACCTTGTTCTCCGTGCCAAACATGATAACCACCTCCGGGGCTGGTACGTTGCATCTTCATAACTGAAGCACGAATTTTTCCGTTATCCCGAAGTATTGAATATTTAGCTGTGTAATTGTCGTAGCAAGCTTGCAAACCATCAAAAAATAAATCACACGAATCTTTTTGAAAATCTTTGGTTAACCCGTTCTCATCAACTTCATTCCATTTAAATGGTTGAAGATTGTGATTACGCAGCTCTATTCCTATTTGATAATCATCTTTAATGTGCTTATTTGCATTCTCTGATTTCTGACGATTGGCGCCAACACCACCTTCTTCAAGGCGATTGAATTCAGCAATCAAATGCTCACAGTATCCAGATGGATACAGGTTTCGGTAATAACCAATAAAGTCTTTGTGTTCTACGTCGTTCATTTAAATGGTGGCCCCGATATCCATGCGACTAACGATTGACGACTTCCTTGCGTTACAGGAGTTACTTGATGCAAGGTCCAAGATGGAAAAGCAACAATAAGACCGCGTTGCTTTCTCATTTTTAATACGTCCTTTCCATGAGTTTGAAGCTCTAATACGCCACCCTCGTATTCAACAGGATCGGACAATTGCATTACCAAAGACAATTTTCTGCATGGAGCATTCGTATGCGGACCCATATCCACATGCCATCCATACATTCCATTTTCAGATTCGTCATAATGAGTCAATTGAATTTGCTCACCAAACCCCGTTAAGTTAAATCTAAAAAATTGCGAGTTTAAATTTGAAACAACGTGTGCCAATGTTTCAAATACCCAAACTGTTTCAGGAGTATTAGATAACCAGTGCAAACCCGATCTACGCACATTTTCATTAACCGAACCATTCCCACCGCCGCCAACCTCTGCTTTTACTTGAACATTACGAGCTTGTTGTTGCAACCAGTTCAATTGCTGGTCATTAAAAGCACCTTCCCACCAAGCATACGGTTCTTGCGCTTGATTATATGGGGTTAACAAATATTGCATTTAATTTTGTCTTTCTTTGCAACTTAATGTGAAATGAATAAATTTTGTTGATTCGGGAACTTGATTAAAAGCAAACTGATGAGGAAGCCAGGCATTAAAAAACATAAATGTGCCTGGCGCCATGTTATTAAAATAAATCTTTGGGGTTCCAACTCTTAATTCATTATCAGCCATCATAAAATCAGTCATGGCTTTGCTAGTTCTTGGATCTGAAAATATTGGAAACGATCCGCCTTCTGGAGCTTCTAAAAAAAACAAGCCACACATTTGCGTATTAGCATGAACGTGCGGCTCGTGCATTCCTCCCTGCCCTATTTCCTGCCCCCACATACCAGATGTGTAAAACTCAAATGGGTCGATAAAATAACCCTGTTGCTTTAAAAGATCAGTAGCAGTCTTCGCAAAATAGTCAGATAAGAAAAATAATTCTGGATCATTGCCCATGTGACCAGTCTGTGTCACCGGCCAAGTCATGTTTCTTTCTTGGTCTATTTTCTTTTGCTCTGCGTAATACCTTTCTGAGTTTTTTAAAACATGATCGACCCACTCGGGCTTTTCTTCCCGATACACGGCAGAAGGAAAATAGTGAAACTCATTCACTGGTTGACGTATTGCTCAATCGTCTGGGCAAATGCAGTAATGTCAGCAGCAGTAATGCCACGATCACCAACCGGCTTATTGCGATCATTTTCCATGATCACATCGCGAGCAATACGCACTGCTTCCATTTTGTTATTAAGAGCCTGTTGAGCTTTTTGAAACTCAATAGTGTCAATTTGTTCTTGGGTAAGAGCCATTTTGTTACTCCTTAATTAAGAAAGGTTTTTCATTGGGATTGAAACGTAATAAGTGGTTCCACCGTCAGGTGTCATAAAGAACCAAATATCTGTTGCATTAGCGGTCGTAGTCCGTGTGACCGATCCATCGGGATACTTGAATGTACCACCGGCAAGTGTCACCGTCCGACCTGGTGTTGCATCATTGGTAAGAATCAACACGAATGATGATGCTCCTGATGACACGGGATACCGAAGCGTAAAGGTGCAGCTACCGGTAAGGGTTGCCGTAAAGACTCCGCCACTTGTTACGTCTACGTTGATAGCCGTGCCTGTGTTGCCAAGGGCCGTGACCGTGTCGGCATATCCAGCTGCCTTAACAAAGTTACCGGTAGTAACCGCTGCTGACAGGGCCAGCAAACTCGTGCTTGAAGGGGCCACGCCTGCGCCGCCACCGATCACAAAGTTATTTGCTGCAAGCGCACCAGAGGAGGCTAAGACTCCAGAAGCAGTGTAAGCCAGCACACCGCCGGAGGTTCCAGATGTTAGTCCGGTTCCGCCGTTTGCTACCGGCAGAGTTCCGCTAACCCCAGTGGTCAGGCTGACTGCCTCGTTAGAAGCAATCTTGACAAAGTCTGATCCATCCCAGGCTACGCAAGCATTTTTACCAGCTGCAATCGTCACACCGGTTGTGGCCGATCCTTTGACCACTACTGCTGCGTCTGACTGATTGATAACAAAGTAAGCCTTGCTTGAAGACGGGGCGATGATGTTTCGGCTGACCCCAGGAGACCCGGTCGGCTTGAGAATTGCGCATCGAGCCTGGTTAGCTGACCCAGATCCGGTGGTTGATAGCGTCCAGTCACCACCAGCTACGCTGGCTGTGGCCGTCTGAGCGACAGAATCCTCGACCAGCTGAGTAATACTGTCGTTAACTGTGGTACCCCACGTACCGGATAACTCCCCGGTGGTAGGTAGGGCAAACCCTAATAGGGTGGTGTAATTAGTTGCCATGTTTGATCCTTATGCTGCTGTGTTGATTTGTTCCCAGTTTGCTGCCTGAGCGTCATTAATAATCGTCCAACCTCTAATCAAAACTGTTCCGACAGCGCCGGTTCCGGCAACTCCGGTTACAAGTTTACTATCGTCTATCTCAATTTCAACCGTTCCGATAGCCCCAGTCCCAGATACTCCGGTGGGTTTGCCTGCCGCAAGCGGTGTCGTGGTTCCAACGGCCCCTGTGCCTTCCACCCCGGTTGGGATGACGGTCTCGTCGAATTGAGGCGTTACCGTTCCAACAGCTCCGGTAGCCCCAACGCCATCTACAAGCACCTCAAATACAAAGATGCCGGCAGATACCGCACCGGTTCCTTGTACTCCAGTTGGTGTGTATGAAATTGCCGGGGTGGTGGTTCCTACCTGACCAGTTCCCTGTACCCCAGTCGGAATGACGTTTTCCCCAACGCTGAAGGAAACCGTACCGATGGCACCTGTACCCTGAACACCGTCTGGGATGTAAGCATCATTGGTCTGGAAAGTGACCGATCCAATATCTCCGGTTCCGGCCACCGATATAGAGCCGTTACCCCAGCCTCCGCCACCCCAGTTGATTGATCCCCAACCATCAAAGTACACGGTCCGGTCAAACACCTCGACCATCTGGGCATCGCCCACGGCTCCGGTACCCTGGACGCCATTGACGATCAGAGCGTCATCAATCTTGATCAGTACATCTCCAACCGCCCCTGTGCCGCTGGCCCCGTTTGGAGTTTCGGTTAAGAGATAGTTGGCCGGAGCTGCTACTGATCCAGTTCCCTCGACTCCGGTGACTTCTACAAGCTTAAGAACCTGTGTCGCAACATTGTTAACTGCACCTGTTGCGCTGACGCCGGACTGGGTATAAGAAACAAGCGGGGTCTCATCACCAACCGCACCTGTTCCGACAACCCCGGTGACATTAGATGTTATTTGGAAGGACACGGAGCCTACGGCCCCGGATCCTGAGACGCCGGTTACCTGGTAATAGGAAAGGTCAAGTCCCCAGGTGCCTTCACTCCAAGGGACTTCACCCCAGCCAGCGTAGACCGGCATGTCTTACTCTTAGGCGATACGAATGATCGCGGTAGCGGCAGCTGCTGCGGGGAACTGAATCTGGAAGTCGCCCGAAGAAACCTGCTGATCGCCACCGAAGCTCAGAATTGCGCAAGCCGGATTGCCAGTAGCGGTATCGTTATAAATGATGCCGCCAGAGGTTGTGAAGGTTGCGGAAGTCCAAGTGTAGTTATCAAAGTCGCAGACTGCGGTAGTGCCATCAGCAACCGGGGTAACCGAGGTCAGCGTAGCGCCACCCGTGGTGTAGCCGTTACCGTTGGCCAGCTCGTCAGAGTTTGACGACAGGGTGTCATAGCTGGTCGTGGCAGCGTTGTATGTGCCAGTAACAGTAGCAGTTGACTTGCCCAGAGCAATCTTGAAAGTATTGCCGGTCGAAGCGGTAAAGTTGTGAACAGCCTTCAGGATTTCCACCTTGAAGGAAGTCGGCATAGCAGTAGTAAATCCAGCCATTTTAGTTCTCCAAAAGTTTAGTTAATTCAGAATGTCCCGCATCGCGGAGACGGTTAGAAATCGTGGTGTGATTTGATCTGACGCACTGATTGCCATAGCTCACCAGCACCATACGAATGTGATCGCGAAACGCTTCAGCCTGTTGACGAATCACAGGATCTGCGGTTGCGCTAATAGAAATAATCCGATCTACGGCGTTTTCGGCCAATTCCTCTGGAGTAAATCCCCGACCGGAGACCCCCTTGGCTGTGATTTGACCTAAAAGTGCGCCACCAGATGTAGAAAACATTAAGCCACCCTAACCTTAACTTGCCCATCACGATAGGCATCTTCACGCAGTTTGCCGTCTGCCATGTTCTTCAACAGTGCAATCGACTGGATATACCGTTCCTCGTACAACTTAACCAGGTCCGGCTCTCCCTTCATAAAGGTGATCGCCTCGACCATAGCGCCGTTAAATAGCGCAGAGTCAAAGTTATCACCTAGCCACGAGGTCCCAGCCGTAACGATACTCGCTGGGTAATAGCCATAGTGCAGCTCCATCGTGTACGTTGCGTTCGGGGTTGGGCCAAGAATAAACGTGTTTTCGTCAAAGTAAGCGTAATGCGTGGGCTTACCAGTTACAGCCGGAAAAGGAAACGCCTGGCGGATGTAGTTAACATCTTTGTTAAGTAGGTACTCATACGCCCCGGTTGTCGGATCAATGACCGCTAGTGAATAGGTGTACAAGAAATCCGAAG